TTTGACTTCCCAAGTCGCGCGTGAAATCATCCATGTAACGGTTATTTCCGGGCTTTTTCTGGCAGAAGCCGACCGGACACGACCTGACAAGCCAGGCTGCTCATATTCCCCGCAACACCCGTAGCGGCGCGGAAAAGAGCGTCACCGGGTAGGAGTGACGCGAACATGGCTGAGCAGCAGATCACACGTGTAGACCCGGAACAGCGGAGCCTTACAGGGGCAGACCTTGGAACCATCCGCAATCCCGACCCTGGCAAAGCGTACATGCTGGCAAATCCCAACGAGGATATGTTTGGCTACGCCGCCTGCGAGGCGCAGGGATGGGCTCCCCTCATGAAGGGGTGCAAAGAGAAGGTCATTGGGGCGCGACTGATGCCGGATGGCTCAGATCGCATCTCGGTGCAGGGTCAAATCATGATGTGGAGGCCGAAGGCCGAGCAAGCGGCGTACGAGGCGAGGAAGCTTGCCTACGCCCAGGCCCAGTTCGCGAGCCCACAGCGAAACGAGAAGGTCGTAATCGACGGCAACGGCAAACAGTCGTAGCCCGAAGGAGAAAACGTCATGTCACAGATCGAACCTGCAAAGGGTGGGCTCCGCTGGGTAGGCAACCGCGCCAATCCGGCCCTCGGGACGCCGCCCGTCGAAGAGCGAGTGGTCCTCACCAACAACAGCAACGGCATCTTTGCTGGAGACCCAGTCAAGGAAGGTACCGACGGCTGCATGCTTCAAGCCGCCGCTGGCGATGCATTCTCGCACGTCATGGTGTCGGTCAAGCGATACCGAGGAAGCGACGGCATCCTGCGCCCCGGCGCATTCCTGCCCGCCGCCACGACCTACACCGGAACGGCTTCCAAGGCGAACCCCTTGGCCACCGTGATTCTGGTGATTCCCGTCGATGGCCAGGTCTTCGAGACTGACGTCCCGACGGCAGCCGCCACCCAGACCGCCGCAGAGGCCCTAATCGGCCAGTGCGTGGATGTCGTGGTCAACGCCGGCAGCACCATCACCGGCCAGAGCGGAGTCACAGCCGACACCGTGGCGAACTTCCAGAACACCACCGTTTCGGCCCAACTGCGCCTCAGGGCAGTTCCCGAGTACGGGATGTCCGGACGAATCAACGACGTGACCCAGACGTACTGGAAGGGCCACTTCACCGTCCACGAGATCAGCACCATCCTGTAAGGGGACACGACCATGATTACTTCACACCCACTGTTCCGCCTGATGAAGAAGACCATCGACACCATCTCGACCGATAATCTGGAGAAATTCCAGGTCTGCATCGGAGCCGGGAAGCTCGTCACTGGCGAGCCGATGGAAGATGGCTACGTGGACGACCTGGAAACCTCCGGGACCACGTACTTGCTGGAGAAGCCGGAAGGCCAGCCGCCCGCGTACGACGAGTTCCGTCTCGGCGGCGTGAAGCGGTATCTGCCCAAGACGATGGCCAAGGCCATGAGCATCACCGAAGAGGCGATGGAAGACAACAAGTACAAGGACGCCATCAAGGCGGCCAATCGCTTGACCGCCAGCGCGTACCGCACCGAGGACGCGGACTTCGCTTCCATCCTCATCACCGCGACGACCGTCGTCGGTGGCTACGACCAAGTCGCCCTGGCAAGCTCGTCGCACCTCACCCCGTCCGGCCAGACGGTCTCGAACATCGCCTCGGTGTACTCGTCCCCGAGTCTCCCGGCTCTGATTCAGGCCAAGGCCCAGCTCGGCCTCATGCCTGGACCGAACGGACTCCCGCAGCCCGTGATGGCGAAGGCCATCGTATGTCCGCTCATCCAAGAGGACGTGTGGAACACGCTGCTCAAGTCGGAGAAGGTCACGGGTTCGAACTTCAACGACATCAACATCGTGAAGGGCTACGGGCTCAAGGTGCTGCCCATCTACCACCTCGACGGTGCCAGCACCACGATGTGGGGCCTCAAGACCGACGCGGACGAGGGCTTCAAGCTGTTCCAGAAGCGCAAGATCACCAACAAGAGTTGGGTCGACAACGCTGCCGACGTCATGCACTACAAGGTCTCGTACCGAAACGCTCAGGGCTGGTCGAACTGGCGCTGCTGGTTCCAGGGCCAGGTCTAGGAGGCCACCATGGGAACCTTTGGTATTCCAGGGATCAGCGGAAATCCGCCGTCCACTCCTCCCGGCCTTGGCATCGAGGTCGGGGGAGCGTTCGTTCTACCAGTCGGTGGGAAGGTCTTCTTCGTTCGCGGGAACGGGACGACCGCAACCTACTACGATGACTGGATGAACAAGCTGTCCACCAAGGACATGAGCGGTGGTCTCTATCCGTCGGTCGCGTCGGCTCTCGGCCAATGCACCAGTGGGCGCGGTGACCGAATCATCGTGCTCCCTGGCCACACCGAGAACCTTGCTGCTGCTACGGCTTGGACCTTCGTGGACAACGTGGAGATCATCGGTGTTGGCGTTGGGGACACCCGGCCGACTTTCACGTTCACCGTCGCGGCTGCGACCCTGGTCGTGAACAAGAAGGGCGTTCGGATCTCCAACTGCCGGTTCCTCTGTGCTGGCCCTGCCGGCACGACGGCGCTGACAGTGACGGCTCCGTTCACCGCCAGCGGCGAGGGCGTCGTCTTCGATGACAACTACTTCCAGGTGGCCATCGACAACGACCAGCTTTGCACCACGTTCATGACCATCACGGGAACCAACGTGACGTTCATTCGCAATGAGGTCGAGAGTCTTGTGGTTGCGGGAGAGATCACCGACGTCATCGTCCTGACCGGGGCTGATGGCGTTGTCATCTCCGACAACTACATGAAGGTCACAGTCGGGGTTGCTCAGGGCCTGATTCGGTCGCTGACCACGGCGAGCAAGAAGGTGCGCATCGAGCGCAACTTCTTCTACTCGTGGAAGGCGTCGAGCACGTCCTGCATCAACTTCACGGCGGCTCTGGCCAACACCGGCATCGTCGCGAACAACCGACTGCGAGTCACCACCGACGGCGGTGTTGCTCACATCGGCGTGAACGCTGCCGGCGACCTGTCGCTGTATCTGAACTACGGCGTGAACAACGTCAACGAGTCCGGCCTCGCCATCGGGACCGCCTCTACGTAAACCTTGGGGCGGGGGAGTGGGGTTTGGTCTCACTCCCCCAGCACCGCTTCCCCGCCCTTTTTCTTCGGAGGCCACGGTGCAGACAATCGGAAGACGCTACTCGGGACCGTCGCGAAACTGGACCGATATGTGCGACTACTGCGGGGCGATGTATCACCGCTCCGACCTGCGCTTGGACGCCGACGGTCTCTTGCGCTGCTCCGACGAAACGGGGCTCACCATCAAGGAGTTGGATGACATCGGGGCTGCGGAAGTCGGTATCATCGAGCCTGTGAAGGCCAAGACCCGTGAGGAGCCATGACAGCATCAGTCAACCCGACGCCGAATTTTCAGCGTGACGAGCTGCTGGACACGGCCATTCGCCTCACCGGCATTATGTCGGACGACGAAGAGCCGACTCAGAAGCAGATCCGTCTGGCTGCCACTCACCTCAATCTGGAACTCCAGACGCTCCAGTCCGAAGGGGTCATCATCTCGACCGTCGAGCGCGTCTCTGTGCCATTCGTGGCCGGGACCTACGAGTACACCTTGGCAAGCGACACCATCGACGTGGAGCTTGGACAGGACGACACCATCGGGACCGTGAAGGATACCGTGGGCACGGTGGAGACCCAGGTCCGCACCATGTCGCGCGGAGAGTACCTTCAGCTCGCGGTGAAGACGTCCGTTTCTGGTAGACCATCTCGCTGCTACGTCGAGAAGATGGCCACCACCGTGAAGCTCATCTTCTGGCCGATCCCCGACTCGACCATGAGCACGTTCTACTACACCCGCGTCCGTCTGCTGAAGGCGGGAGACACCGGGGGCGTGACCATGGACCTTGTGCGCACGTGGTCGCAGTACCTCGTGTTCGCCGTCGCTTCGTCGGTCGCCATGATGTCGAGCATGTTCGACCGTGGTCAGTACCTTCGCGCCAGGGCCGACCAGCTCTTGGCCAAGTGCAAGGCGGGGGACGCCCAGCACGGACAGATCCACCTTCGCATCGGGCATAACGCCCAGAACTGGTGACCGCATGGCAAGTCTCATCTCATGGCTCAAGTTCGCAGGTGCCAGAACCACTCTCGGCGCCCCGGTGGCCAGCGGCTCGGCCGAGTTCTTCGTGCCAGGAAGCTCGTCCATCTACGCCGACGTGTGGCAGGACTCCATCGGAACCGTTCCGTGGTCCCAGCCCGTGCCGTTGAATGCTGCTGGACAGTCCGAAGTCTGGACGGCTGCTCCATGTGACGTGGTCATCAAGGACGCCGACGGCATCCAGGTCGGCTTCGTGGCTTCCGAGGCTTTCGGAGGCGAGTCGGAGACGGCTTACAAGACCGAGGTCATCAGCGCCTACTTCACTGGCCATCGAGGGGTGAGTTACGATGTGAACATTCCAGTCGCCCTTGGCACCGTCCTTGACCGCATCGGGGCCAGCATCGGACTCGACGGAAAGTACAAAGAATCTGGCACCACCGGGGTCGTGGCACGCAATGTCCACGACGTACTAGCTGGACTGTGCCTCACGCCATACGACTTCAACGCCGTCGGCAACGGGACAGCAGACGACACCCAGCCGCTTCAGCGAGCCCTCGATAGGGCTTCCGTGCTTGGCGTGCCGCTCTACCTAGGGTCTGGAATCTACCGGATTACCTCTGGAATCACCATGGGCTCCGAGGGGCACATCATCGGGGCTGGCAAGGGAAAGTCTATCATCCGCTCGACGTCATCCGCGTTCAACATGCTCACCATCGCCACGGCTGCTGGCAGGCGTGCGGGTGAGCGCTTCGCGTGGTCGCTTCGTGACTTCTCCATCGAGGCTCCCACGGGAACCAACGCGAACAACTACGGAATCACGGCCAACCTGGACACGGGGCCTCTGGCCGGCGCTGGCGCGACCATCGAGAACGTGGACGTGACCGCTGGCCTAGGAATCGACGTCTCTGGCGCTGTCAACGTCAGCCTCACCAACTGCAACGTAATCGCCCAGCAGGGGACCACGGAAGCAGTCGGAATCGACCTCGGGGCGCGATGCTCTGCTACATCGTGCATCGTGGATGGGGTTGCGTTCTCGGCTACTCACGTCAGCACCGGAATCAAGCTCGGATTCGACGCGCTGGCCGAGAACTGCTACGTCAAGAACTGCACTGTTGGCATCGAGTGCAAATCTGCCTGCACAGGAGCCATGGCTCGCCACTGCGAGATGAATGCTTGCGGACACTCGCTCTACGTTCGCGGACCCAGGAGCGGCGCCGAGTGCTGCGATTCAACCTCGCCGACTGTTGCGGCATGGAAGGCGGACGCCGCCTTGTCCAGTATCGTGAGCTTCGGAAACTCATGGGACGTCCCGATGACCAAGCTGGCCTCTGACTTCGTCAGCACCATAGACGGCACCTACTCCAACATCACGGGGCTAACGCTAAACCTTGTGGCCAATGTCACCTATGACATCGAGATGGCCCTCGGATACACCACTGGAAACTCCACTGGCATCAAAGTGTCATTCGCAGGCGGCACAGCCACCTTCGGTACTCCCGTCATCAAGCCAAGGGTCATCTACACCACCCAGCCAACTTCGGCCGTGTCAGATGCCGACTGGGCAACCGCAGGAGAGTCGCCGCTCGACACGGCTGGCCCTACGGAGGGCTTCGTGACCATGCGCCACGTGGTCACGTGCTCCGCTGCCGGCACCGTCGTCATCCGACTAGCGCAGTCCGCTGCCGGGGCAACGGCTTGCACGGTCAAGGCTGGCTCGTGGGCGAGGGTGACAGTGCTGTGAGCGATTCTCAGCAAGCGGAAATCCCGTTCTACGCCTCCGAGGATAGGTCTTCGGACCCACTCACCGGGGCCATGCCGCTTTCCGTGAACGTCATCGCCGACCAAGGGAACGCCCTGCCCACCCGCCCAGGAGTTTCCGGGTGGTCGGAGTTCCCTGCCGTCTACATCGCCCCCGCTGGCGTCTACGGTAGCCCGGTCATCGGCATGTGCGCCTGGCGCTCTTTCCTTGTGTGGGTCACCGCGGACCGCAAGATTCGTGCGATGCCAATCGGCGGCGGCATCCTTGAGCTCTCCGACGCTACCGACGAAAGCAAGCTCGACGGTGGCCTACGCCCATCGTTCGTCCCCGGTAGGAACATGCTGGTCATCGCTGGCGGCGGGGCCATGCAGAAGTGGACCGGGGCCGGCGTCTCTTCCCGCCTGACCAACACTGGCGAGGGCGGAGACCCGCCCAACACCAACCAAGTCGTGTCCGTTGCCCAACGGCTAATCGCTGCCGTGAACAGCGCCAGCGGACAGCTCTGGTGGTCCGGCCCCCTGGAAGAGTACGAGAACTGGGACATGGGCACGGGGGGCTCGTCGTACATCCAGGCCGCCGCCAAGCCAGATCCCATCATCGCGCTGACCGACAACACCAACGAGGTCTTCGCGTGGGGCCGAGACACCCTGCAAGTCTTCGCTCCTGCCAACCTGGCCGCGGACGCGAACGACCCGAACAACCTGCTCGACTTCGCCCCTGCGCGCACGGCCAACATCGGCATCACGGCCCGCGACTCCATCTGCCCGGTGGACGACACCTTCATCGCTCTCGACCGTATCCGCCGCGTGGTCATCACGGACGGGCGCGGCTACACCGACATCTCCAGCCAGGTGGCCAAGCTACTGCGGGACTTCGAGGTGGTAGACGATTGCTGGTCGTTCCGCATGCGCTACAGCAAGTGGGACTGCATCGTCTTCATCTTCCCCACCGTGGGCCGTGGGCTCATCTTCAACGCCAAGTCTTCCAGGTGGTCGGAGTGGCAATACTCCATCGAGGGAAGCAATCCTAGCCCAATCCCCATCACGTCGGCCTACCACTGGACCGAGCAGAACGTCTTCCTGGTGGGGATGTCCGACGGCTCCATCGCAACGCTCGACGACGAGGCCACCACTGACCTCGGGTTCCCCATCATCGTGGAGCTCGTGAGCGGGTTCCAGACCCACGGAACCACCCAGCAGAAGGCGTGCAAGACGCTCATGCTGGCCTACCGAGCAGAGGCCACTGGCGGCAATGCTCGGCTGTGGCGCAGGGATGGCCTCGGGGCGTGGACACTGACCAAGCAGATCGAGCTGAACAGCACCATCTCGACCAACAAGCAAATCCGCTCCATTGGCGTGTATCGCCAACGGCAGTGGAAGATGCGATACTTGGCAAGTGACCGATTCAGGCTGATTTCCGTTTTCGAGGAATTCGAACCATTAGGAGCGTGACCATGAGCATCTGGGGAGACATCTTTTCGGAAGACACGCTCGCTGGAGCCGCTGGTGGAGCAGCCGCAGGATCGAGCGCTGGGCCATGGGGCGCTTTGGCTGGTGGCGTGATTGGTGGAGGTCTTGGCGCCTACGCCCATGACAAGCGCCAAAGCGCTGCTAGTGGGCAGGTTCAGAACCTCAACGAACTCATCGCCAACCTGAAGTCCATGAGCAACACGGCCTACGACCAGCACATCGCAGACACCAAGAAGGCGCTCAACTACTTCGGCCCGGCCGAACAAGCGTACAGCCGATTCTACGGTGGCAACGGCCAGCCGGCCCAGACCGGCCAAGGAGTCTGGGGGAAGACGGGGATCTGACCCATGCCCTACAGCATTGGCGCAATCAATCCGCAGACCGGAGTCCCATTCAAGGACGAGGCCGAGTGGAAGCAATGGGACTCTGACCAGCAGTCCAAGGGGGCCAAGACAGCCGCGACTGCTATCAACGTCGCTTCCAGTGGCGCAACGAGCGCCGGGGACTACAACTGGGGCGGGGTTTCCAATTCCTACACCGACCCTTACAGCGGGAACATCTACCTCGGAGACATCCAGGGGGCAGGCGGAATCGAAGGGTACCAAGGACCGAGCAACTACGAGCTTCCGTGGCAGGGGACAGGTGGCGACTGGAACTACGGGAAGGCTAACAGCCAGTCTGCATACATTGACCCACACACTGGCAAGCTGACGTACATGTACTCGACCGGGGCTCCAGACTCGGCGAACCAGTCTGGATCGCTAAACGCTTCTCGCACCATCGATGTCGACCCGTATCGCGACTACGGACTTGGAGCTGGGAACGAGGGCATCATAGTCACAGGCCGATCTGCGACTGGCGCCCCGGTGAAGTTCTACGCCCCTATTCAGGGTGGAGGCGGCATGGAGTTCACCAATGTAGCCGACGCTCAGGCTGCTGTTGCTGGGTACAGGAAGCAGCACCCGAACACCAGGGGAACCTCCGGAGCTACTACGGGAACAACCGGAACCACTACGGGCACCACTACGGGCACCACTACGGGGACAACGGGCGCGACCCAGAACCCCAAGAACGATCTCACGGTCCCACAGCAGGGTGAGCAGTATTACGACAGCACCAAGGGCTTCTACACCGACCCCACCCGCACGTCTCAGGTAGAGCGAGGCCTCAAGTGGGATCCCACCCAGCCGACCGACTCTGAACAGCACTGGGCAGCCGTCTCGGGCAAGTACAACGACCCGAACCACCAGACGGCCGAGCAGGGCCTTTGGTCCAGCCTCGGCCCCCAGTACAGCGACCCGAACCACAAGACCGACTCCCAGAACTACTGGAACCAGTGGTCGAGCACCTTCAGCGACCCCGCCGCCTTGGACGCCATGTACAAGCGGGCCGAGGACGCAGCCCAGACCACGCTCGACCGAAAGGCTTCGTCCGGTGGGTGGGGAGACTCGGGGGCTGCCGCCAGGGCCACCGGGAACCTAGGAATTCAGTTCCAAGACGCGGCCACCAAGGCCAAGCAGAGTTGGGCTCAAACCGGCATGGGGCTGGCTGGTGCCGCAGATTCTTCGGGAAATGCTTGGGCGAATACCGGCCTCGGGATTGCCCAGGGCGCCGATGCTTCCGAAAACGTGTGGGCCAACACCGGGGCGAACATCGCCGGCCAGTCGGACTCTGCCCGCATCAACGCCAAGAACGCGCTGGCCACCGGGAACCTCGCCCAGCTGAGCGCAGCCGGGCAGGTCGACCAGAACAACCTGTCCAAGATTACCCAGGGGCAGCAGTCCGCCAACGGCGCCGAAAACCTTCTCATCAGCCGGGCCAACGGCAACATCAGCAGCGGTCTGGCAATCGGTAATGCCGAGGCGACCATCGCCGCTACCGGCCTTCAGCAGGCCGAGCAGACCAAGCTCCAGACCGACCTGGCAGCACTGTCGGCCAAGCTCCAGGCTGGCACCATCAGCTCGACCCAGGCGCAGAACGAAGCCAACTCCATTCTGGCCGCGCTGGGCGTGGTGGGTAAGGCGGCGGACACCATCAAGACGAACCTCACGCAGAAGAAGTCCGACGGCACGTACTACTACGCAAAGAACGACGGAACCACAGTGGTGGCATAGGAGGACTCGCGATGCCCGGTGACATTTTCTCAGGGTTCAACGCCATCCAGAACGCGAACATCCCCATGCCACAGGGGAGCGCGCCGGCGATTGCCACGCTGGGCAACATGATCGATGCTCTGGAGCAGCGCCGCATGGCCAGGGACAAGGAAGCGCAGGCGCAGGCCAACTTCGAGCTACAGCAGCGCAAGCAGGACGCCATCAGCGCCTACCACACCCGCCGACTCGATTTGCAGGACCAGCGCGATACGTCCAAGTCTGCATTCGACCGCGCCAAGTACAACCAGGACCTCATCCAGAAGGCCCAGGGCTCGGCCGCCAAGGGGCTTCACCCCGGCACGCAGCTCTTCATGGACGACCAGGGGAACCCCATCCGCGTGGCCCCGCGCTTCGTCCCGAACGAACCCGCGCCGGCACCATCGGCACCTGGAGGAGCGCCATCCCCGACCCAGCAGCCGCTTATTCGTTCTGCGAGCTTCGGCAGCCAGAGCCCCAACGCCATCGCGCAGATGGTAGGCCAGAACCCCGACGCGGACAGCGCCGACGAGCTGGGTCTTGGTCCCAAGCTGTCGCCCGAAGAGACGCAGGCAGTTGGGCAGAAGCGCGATGGGATGCTCCAATCCGACCCAGGTGGGACCATCGACCTTGATACCGACGTTCCTGAAGAGGTCGGACTCAATCCCGACTCGCCCGAGGCGCAGGCCATCGAGGCGAAGCGCGCCCAAATGCTCCAGAGCGACCCTGGCGGAAACATCGACCTGGCCAACCCGACCGACTACCAGGCCGCCCCTCCCTCCGAGAAGACTCCCGCGCCAGACCTGCACTCCCCCGGCCAGGAAGCGCAGGAGAACGAGCAGCCGCACGCCGAGTTGATGTCACCCGAGGCGTCCGGAAAGCGGCTGGACGAGCTTGGCGTTTCCCCACTGCCGCCACGTGAAGCACCCCCGTCCTACCAGGGACTACAAGATGCCCTTGCCAACCGTGGCTCGAACGTCCCGCAGGCAGACGCCGCCCAGCCGGCCGCCGAGTTCAAGCGTGGCAAGTGGGTGTACGACATGCCCAACGGCCAGCCCTTCGAAATCGACATGGAGCAGGCCCGCCAGGCTCACCTGGAAGAGGTCAAGGCGAAGGTCGCGCAGATTGACTCCGCACTGGCGGACCCGTCCACCCTCGGGCTCAAGATGGAAGACGTCATGAACATGCGCAGGATGCGCGCCATGATGCTCGGCGACCTTGCGCCAAACGAACGCTCAGCGCTTCTCGCCCAGGGTGGGCGTGCAGACCTACAGACCCAGAAGGAAGCTGGCCTCGACAGCCGCTTGGACAAGACGCTGGGATCGCGAGAGAAGATCGCCGAAGACCGAAACGCCAACGCTCTCAAGATTGCCGAGATGAAGAAGCGCAAGGTCGGCAACGGTCTCGCCAAGGCCAAGGCAAGCGACCCGACCAACAGCGCCAACAACCCTTGGGCCATGCTCGATTCGAAGGAGCGAACGCGCGAGGGGAACCGCCTGAACCGCGAGCTTCGCGACTGGTCCCGAATGCAGGGGTGGGACAAGCTGCTTTCCACCAACATCGGCCGACTGGACTGGGCAAGCGAGAACATTGCGCTTACCGGACCCGGAGCAGGCGCTAGCCAGGCGGAAGCCATGATGAACCTGTTCGGCGCCGCCCGCGGCGGCGTCCCGGTCAAGAACGAGACCGACGAGTTCTACAAGAACACCAGCACGCTGAAGAGCATGCTCAACGCGCTCGGCCCCAAGATCGGAATTCCTGGCCTCGGCGCCAAGCTGTCCATGGGAGAACTCACCGAGCAGGAAAAGCAGCAGTACGCCGATGGCGTGTCCTCGATGCCAGAAGAGCAGCGCTCCGCAATCGAGCGAGCCATCAAGTCCACGTCGGCGTCGCTTCTGAAGTACGGGAAGACC